TTTGTACCTACTTGTTCAAATGAGAAAGTAAATGGTTGACCCACAAATTTCATAAGAAACAATGCTGTATCTGTCCAAACATAAATTGCATCCCTACCTCTGATGGCTCCCATAATCTCAGATCCATCGGCAAGTCTTTGTGTGCCTGCTGTATTGGTGGCGGTGACTGTGTATGCGTTAGTTCCAGAAATATTTTCTTGATCAGAAAATCTTATAAACATATCATCTTGTGTTAACTGATTTCCAACAGTAGTTTCAGTTCCAAAAAATACTAAGTGTCTATCTGGAGTAGATACCAACACATGTCTAGATTTAGTAGGTGCATTGGCTATAATAGTTGCTCTGTTTCCTGTAGCATTTGCTGCTGCAGCGTCCCATTCAAAACATTGTCCATTATAAATTAAAGCAATTAATTTTGTTCCAAAGTTATCTAATATCCATAAACCTGGATCAATAGTAAAGTCAGAAGATGATGGGTCACCCCAAGCAACAAACTTAGAAATATCTGTTACTGTTGCACCTGAACTGTGTCCTGCTTTAGTTGTACCATTTACTTCTCTTGCACCACCACTTAAAATATTTGTTGTAGTATTGTTTGCTGTAAAACTTATATCTTCTGATCCTATTCTAATTTCTCCTGCAGATGGAAATGCTGCAGAGTTAGTTAAAGGTATGTCTGTTACTGTATCATTAATTGTAGAGGCTAAAGTTGTAGTGGCAGCACCCGGAGATGTACCAGACCATAAACCTGTGCCCCAACCAAAGCCACCTAATTGTTGTGATGGCCCTACTGTATAGTATATTAAAACAGATGCTGACCCAGCAGAACTTAACGGTGTACCAGACTCTGCTGTATCCATAGTTATAGTAAACGTTGTAGTCGATGGTACGGATGTCACCATAAACTTGTTATCTTCAAAAGTAGCGTTAGTAAATGTTGAGCCGGTTAATCCTGTTACACTATCAAATAAAACAATATCATTATCATTTAATCCATGTGGTGACCCTAAAGTAACGGTAACAGTTTTTGATGATGAGGTGCTAGTAAAGTTAGCTCCTGTAATTGTTGTTCTTATAGGGTGTATATCGTAAAATATACCTCCTGAATAAACATATAAAATTCTGTTCGTACCAAGTGCAGCATATTTAATACCTGCGTTGTCGTCAAAGTGGTGAATTGCTCTACCTGCACCAGTTAATTTGTTCTCTCCTAACTGCTGCCAACCACCTATTTTTTCTGGTGAGCCGTATCTAAATCTAACATTGTCGCCATCAAACCATTGGCCCTCGGCCCCGGTTTCTGTGACTTGTTTGTTGAATCCTGGTAAAAACCCTAATTTTTGTAACATATAAAAACCTGTTTATTAGGTGTTATATCAGATTGTATGTGATTTCAATAGATTTTAAGCAGAGGGAATCAGTGGTGGATCATCCCCCTGCAAGCCTAATGTATAGACTATTTTTTTGATTTTGTCAATGTTGTGCCTTTAAACCATGCTGGTATACCGATCATAGGTCTTTTATCTAAGGCATTTTCTTTTGCCATTTTAGATCCTGCTTTATTGTAATGCAAAAAAACTTGACCACAATCTTTACCTGTAAATTCTTCTCGCCAATGTTCTAAATCACAACCAGAATAAATTAACATATCACCTGGTTTTAAATCTATTTTTATACCTGCTTGACCTGTTTTACCTGTAGGATCAAGATAGATAGGCCATGGATCACCACCTAAATTTAATGTAGTAGATATCTCACATGAATATCTATCTTTGTGACGAGCTAGTACGTCACCTTTTTTATATATTCTAGCGTAAGAATATGTTTCACTTAATTTTAATCCTGTGTGTTTTTCCATTACAGGTTTTACTTCTTGTAACAAAGTTTCCATTGCAAGATCAGCATAATGTGAATAAGTATTTGGTACTTGTTCATCATTCCATAAACCCCAGTATTCTGTAAATGGTGAAATGTATCTTGAATCAAATAAAATTCTTGCAACATTTCTTTTATTTTTAAAATATTTGTATACAAAATCTGCTAACTCTTTTGATATTGCGTTTTTTAAAACACTATATTTATTTTTTTTAAACGACATTTAAAACTCCTTTTGGTATAGCCTGACAATTCCAATGTATAAATCTAAAGGGTTCATAACCCATATCAAGAATATATTGATGTGGTAAATATGATGGAAAGAATATCATACGACCTGGTTTCACCTTGTAATTAATTTGTGAAGATGCATAAGTTACTTTTGTTTTATCTTTTTCTGGTAAAAGATTCATAACATTACCTGGTCTTGGATCTTCAAATAACGGCATAGATGTGGCATCACTTGCTTTTAAAAAATAAAAACCAGATATATGTCCGTTCCAGTGTGTATGCAAAGTATGGTGTCCACCACCTTTTTTAGAAAATTCTTGCACCCACATTTCTGTAGTAAACACTTGATAATGTGTTAGATCAAAACCCATTTCATTTAATAAGTTTGCTGCTGTCGCGCCAACATAATTTTGCAACTCTTTAAAATTAGGGTCACCAATTAATGTTGTTGAATGAAATACATTACCCATATCACCTTTATCACCAAATTTTTTATTACGTTCATCGATAGATGGTTTTAATGCTTTTTTAGATGCTTCAATATATGAATCTGATGCTTTGTTTAATTTATCAACAAAACTAGGTTCATCACCCCACCATATAGGTGATGCAAAATACTGCTCTAATTGTAATTGTTTTGGAAAAGATACTACATTGTCTTTTTTTATTTTTTGTTTTTTAGCTTTTGCTTTTTTCTTTTTCATATTTTCCTTTATTTAAATGGCCATCCTAAATTCCAGATCACCAAGCTTTTTCTTTCTCCACTTTTAACCGGACATACTCTATGCCATACAAATGAAGGAAACACAACTAAAGATCCTTTAGGTAATATTTCTTTACACTTTACAGGTTTTCTGGGTTTGTCAGGATCTAAATTTCTAAAATCAAATTCTAATTCACCACCTTTATAATCTTTAGGATCTGATAATGTTAAGGTTACAGATAATTTTCTTATTTTACCATGTGATGGAGTATTAGGCATATTATATACACGTTCCCAACTATCACAATGCCAATCATAATATTGGCCTTTTTTATATTTTGTAAATTGACATGCTTCTGAAAAATCCCATTGAAAATTCCAACCAGCATTTGCATTTGCTTGATGAACATATGGCTGTATTTCTTTATATACCCATCTATCACTCATCCAAACAATGTTAGAATCTCTTTTTTTCTTTAAATCTTTAATTTGTTTTTGATTTAATTTTTTATCACCATAACCACCAGTAACTGCCATTTGTTCTTGAAGTTGTTTTCCGTATTTAGAAATTTCATCACAGATACGTTCTGGAACTGCTGATTGAAAATACCAATAATAATTTGCTAGGTTCATATATCTTTATGAACTTAATATAACATTGACTATGAAATTGTCAATGTTCCAGAAACTGTAAAGGTTGCTATTTTGTCTCCACCAGGATGAGCTGCAGTTGCATTTGTACCAGGAGTAACTGCAAATGTTAAAGCACTTGGTCCTCTAACAATAACAACTCCAGGACCTCCGGTTCCACCAGCTCCATTCCAACCACCACCACCGCCACCACCAGTGTTATCTGTACCGTTTGTTCCACCTGGAACACCACCAGCTCCACCACCGCCTGATCCTCCAGCCGCAGCACTACTATTACCAGTTCCCCCACCACCACCTGCAAAAGTAGTTACAGAAAAAGGTGTTCCGCATGCATTGATTGTATTTGGTGCACCAGCTCCTCCTGCTCCACCATTACCACCAGGTCCAGTAGCTCCTGACCCTGTCGCTCCACCACCTCCACCAGAACCATAAGGTGACCCTGCAGGTCCACCTGGATTTCCTTGTGATGGACTAAATGGAGGAGTGTTACCAGCTCCAACTCTATTAGGATGGGCATTACTATCTCCACCTCCTGATCCACCATCTCTTCTAGCAACATTGCAGGCAGATTTATTTGAAGAGGCTCCACCAGCACCACCACCTGTAGCAGTGATCATAGAAATACCTTCTGTTCCACCTGGATTTAAAATACTGTCATTACCTTTGGCGTTAGTTGGAGCTCCTCCTCCAACAGTAATATCCGTAGTAAATCCTGTTGGAGATTTGTTTAATGATATTCCTCCAGGAAATTGTAATGGACTTGGGCCAAAACCAGAAGCACGATAACCACCGGCACCGCCACCACCACCACCGCCGCCACCGCCACCGCCGCCGACTACTAAAAAATTAATTCCTGGAACACCTATTATAACAGTTCCATCAGGCCATGTTCCTGCTCTTTGAGCAGAATATTGACTTTGCATTGACCACACACCACTTGCTTTGTTTAATTCTTTTACAACAACAATTCCTGAACCACCGTTAGCTCCATTAGAAGTTCCACCAGAACCTCCTCCGCCTCCACCAGTATTTGCTTGACCTGCAGAACCTGCATTATTATCACCACCATTACCACCACCACCAGCTCCTCCTGGTCCAGGTGCAGCATCATTTGCTCCACCACCGGTACAAGCTCCACCACCGCCTCCACCACCAGCGTATGTTACAGATGAACCTGTAATAGAATTTGCTGTTCCTGCTCCACCAGCTCCTGATTGTCCTGGTCCAAAGTCAGCTCCTACAGCTCCTGCTCCGCCACCACCACCAGAAGCATAAGTTCCACTAGAACCTCCACCACCAGTTCCACCGTGATTACCTTGAGGGGGTGTTGTAGGTGGTGTATTACCACAACCTTTTGTTTGAGCACTACTTGCTGAACCTCCACCACCTCCAGATCCACCGGGAACAGAAGAACAGCCAGATGCTTTTCTTCCTCCACCTCCACCTGTAGATGTTATTGGGTTTGATGAAAAACCTGCAACTGAATCACTTCCTCTTACACCACCAGCTGCACCTGATGCTCCAGCACCAACTGTTATAGGATATGGGAAATTACCACAAACAGAAATACAACTTGCTGTTCTAAAACCACCAGCTCCACCTCCACCACCAGCTTCTGGGTTATTACCTCCACCACCAGATCCACCTCCAGCAACAACTAGTGTTTCTACTAATCTAGTTCCTGGTTGTGTAGTAATTGTAGTTGATCCAGTGGATGTTGTGGATGTAATGAACTCTTTTCCAAACGAAGTCTTATTCGTTTTTCCAATTACACCACCATTTGCTGAGCCAGATTTATTTCTTGG